TCGACAAGGACGGCAAAGAAGCCGTACCGGTCGATCTGGAAAGCGCTGGTACGGGTTGGGTTGCCAACCAGTTGAGCAACCGTAAATAACGGAGCATACGAGCATGGCAACGCATACGTTTGACTACGCGCTGTTTCAACAACAGTGCCCCGCATTTGCAACTGCCCCGACTCAGGACGTGTTGCAGGTGTATTTCGATATGGCGACGCAGTTTGCGAACCCTAACGATAATTGGTGCGGCGGGTTTAACGGTGCGTCGCTTGATCTGGTGCTAAACCTGTTAACCGCCCACATCGCACAGCAACAGGCGATGATTGCGACGGGACAGGATACCGTTATTGTCACCAGCGCGACTATCGACAAGGTGAGCGTGGGGCTTATGCAGCCGCCAGTAAAGGATTCATTCCAATACTGGTTGATGACTACGCCCTACGGTAAACAGGTACTCGCGCTGGCTCGCGCTGCGTTCGGCGCGGGATTCTACGTTTCGAAAGGACTGCCTGAGCGTCAGGCATTCCGCAAAGTGGGCGGGACGTTCCGTTAATCATGGCAACGATGAAACGTGTTCCGGGACCGGCGCGCACCGTGCTAGACAAGGCGCTTAAAGACCTTGACGCAGCTAACGTGCGTGTCGGCTGGTTTGCGTCTTCGAAGTACCCGGACAAAAACCAAACGCCCGTTGCGTACGTTGCTGCGATCAATGAATATGGTCCGCACAAGCGCCCATTCATGCAACCGACAGCAGATAAGTATGAGAAAGAATGGGCCGACCTGATGCTAGTGTTATCGAAGCGCATCATTACCGGGAAAATGACCGTGGAAGATGCGCTTGTGGCAATGGGCCTGCGTGTCGGTTCTGACATTCAGAAAACCATCAGTACGATTACCGAACCGCCGTTGTCTCTTATCACGCTGATGGCGCGTAAAGCGCGGTATGAAGGCAAGCCAGTAACGGGTAAGACCATCGGTGAATTCGCAGCAGAAATCAAAGCGAAAGGTGAGGCAGCGGTACGCGCCGAAGTGGCAGGCATCAGCACGAAGCCCCTTAACGAAACGGGTTACATGCTCGCAACAACGTCGTTTAGTGTGAACATGAAACCGTCAGAAACGGTAGAAACGAAATGATGATTCCCGGTTCAAACCTGCTCGCGATGGCGCTAGGCGTTATCGGTTCACAGACGGTGCAATGGTTTCAATACGATCACGTCGATACTGGTCCGACCGGTCTCGATATCGTCACGTACAAGGCACCCGTGCCGGTGGCGCAAGGTAGCGTGCAAGCGGTTGACCGCTCGCGCTATACGCAATACGGGTTGGACTGGCAGAAATCGTACGTGACATGGTTCGTACCCAACGTAACGGCGTTGTCGATCACTCGCAACCCGGATACCGATGGCGACGTGATCGAATGGGCTGGCCGTCGCTATCAGGTTGTTGGTGATACGCCCTGGTCTGTTCAGGATCATTGGACCCGATTGCTATGCATCGATATCGGGCCAGCAACGGGAGCTATGACCAATGCTTGACGCACAGATACAGGCGGTATTGCAACCGCTACTTGTGGCTGGGCTGGCTGCACGCAGCGTAAGTGCCGCAGTAAAGCAGAATAACCAGCCGCGCCAGTTCGTTGCACCAACAACGCCAACTGTCTTTCACACGTTGGGGCCACGCAAGAAATATGGCTGGCCCGTGGCAAAAGACGTGTTCAACGAAACAACAGGCGCGTTCGATACGACAACAACGCAGGTTGTGCAAACCCGATTCCAGATAGCAGGGTGCGTGCCCAATCCGAGCCCTGCCGCGCCGATGGCTTTAACGTCGGGTGATCTGGCGAGTATTGCAAGCGATATTCTGAACCATGAATTGTCGATTGCGCAATTCGTTGCAGCTGGTTTTAACGTTTTTCGCGTTATGGAAAATCAGGCAATACCGTTTCAGGATTCTAACGATCAGACTATCTGGTGGGCATCGTTTGATATCATATTCACGCACAAAGACGTATTTACAACGTCCACCGGCAAAATAACGGAATTCGATTCCAACGTGTTCCGCGTGTAACCTCAAACGGAGATTAGACAAATGTCGATCCGATTTACGAAATACATCAACATCAACAGTGCGGTTGGTGGCGCGTCGCAAGTACCGCTGCGTTTGTGGGTTGCGCGCGTGTTCACGACGAATCCGCGCGTTGGTCCGAACGCCGTATTGCAGTTCGACGTTACCGGCGGCACGGATGATATCGGTGATTTCTTCGGTAGCACCAGCGAAGAATTTAACCGTACGGCCGCGTACGCTTCGTACGAAAGCCCGCTAGGCACTGCGCCGCAGGCGATTCAGTTCGCGCGTTATGTGGCTGACGATCAGCCGGCGACCATCTTTGGTGAAGCGCAGGTTGCGAACCTTGCCGCACTCAAACTGATTACCGCCGGCAAGCTGTCGTTTATGTTCGGTCAAACGCCGGTCAACATCACTGGTATTTCGTTCGCTTCGGCAACGTCGTTTGCGGATGTCGCAACCGCGCTGCAAACCGCCATTCGCGCCGCCACGGGTGCACCGAACGGTGAACTGTCGGCAGCAACCGTGACGTTCGACGCGACGGCGCAAGCGTTTGATTTCAGCGCAAGCCCGACCGTCACCGCAACGGAAACATTCCGTGTAGTCACGCCGGCCAGCATTACCACGCAAACGGACGTTGCCGCCGCGCTGGGTTGGTACGCGTCGCAAGGTGCGCTTGTGAACGATGCGGCACTGGCGGAAGCGGCAGTTGACAGTTTCAACCGCGTGCAGTCCGCTAACAACAACTTCGGTAGCTTTGTATATACCGATGCGGCCGATCTGCAACTGAGCGACGTTACCGCAATCGCGCTTGCCAATGCGGCACTGAACGTGATGTTCATTTTCCGCGTACCGGTGACGCCTACCAATTGGGCTACCTATCAGGCTGCGCTTATCGGTATCGCGGGCGTCGGACTCGAATATGAAGACGTGGTTGCGGCCGGTGGCCGGCAGTATCTCGAAATGCTGCCAATGTCGATTCAGGCAGCTATCAACTTCAATGCGACCAATGGCGCGGTTGGTTTCATGTACAAGCAAAACGCGTTGTTCAATCCGTCGATCAACGATAACCCCGGTACGGTGCAATCCGACACGCTCGACGCAGCGCGCGTGAACTATTACGGCGTGACGCAGACCGGCGGGCAACAGATCGCGTTCTATCAGACCGGCGTGCTTTGCGGTGGCGCTACTGCGCCGGTCGATAGCACCGTGTTTGCTAACGAACAGTGGTTCAAGGATATGTGCGGTGCAAACCTGATGAACCTGCAACTTTCGTCGGGGCAGATTCCGGCGAACGCACGCGGCGTGAATATGTGCGACGCTGCGCTACAAGGCAATCAGGCTACCGCGCTGGCCCCGGCGACCGGTATCGAACTGGCGGTGCAGAATGGCGTAATCAGCACCAATAGCACGCTCACCACCACGCAGCAGATTTTCATTACGCAGCAGAGCGGCAGCGCTACCGCGTGGCAACAGGTGCAGACCATCGGCTATTGGAAAAAGCTGGTGATCGTGCCGCAGACCAACAACGGGGTAACGACGTACACTTTGCAATACACCATCATCTATCGCAAAGACGACGTTATCAAGAAAATCAACGGTTCGCATCAGTTGATCTAACCTTTACGGAGTAACAGAAAATGAATGGTGAAATTGGCGGGTTTGGTTTTACCGCACTGGCCCGTGCGACTAGCACTTTCCCGGCAGGTTTCGCAATCGAACAGTTCGCGGATGACGCAGACCCGTTCGACGTGCCGGAAGTGGCGATTGCGGATGTAGCAATGGGCCTTAACGGCGATCTGCTCACATGGTCGAAAGCCGTGCCGCTTAATGTGAGCATCGCGGTTATCGCGGAATCCGACGATGATACGAACCTGTCGGTGCTGCTCGAAGCGAACCGCGTAGGCAAGGGTAAACAGTCTGCGCTGGATCGCATCACGCTTGCCGGTACGTATCCGTCCGGCAAGATTGTGACGTTCAGCAATGGCAAGCTGCTTTCCGGTTCGCCCACGATGAGCATTTCGTCGGCCGGCCGGTTTAAATCGATGACGTACAAGTTTGCGTTTCAGAACGTCACGGTTGCACGCCCGACGTAATGCGGCGGTAGTGCGATAATTCAGGGGCGGCATTGACCGCCCCTTTTTCATTTATAACGGAAATCCCATCATGCCATTACTTGAACCCAAACAGGTTGAAATCGACGGCAAGCCGTTTGTGTTATCGAAGTTCCCGGCAACGGTCGGCCGCGAAATCATCCTGCAATACCCCGTGTCGGCAATGCCGAAAGTTGGCGACTATGCCACAAACGAAGCGCTGATGATGAAAATCATGCACTACGTAGGCGTGCCGGTGGAAGGGCGGGACGACCCGCTACAACTAACGACCCGTGCGTTGGTGGATAACAACGTAACGAACGCAGAAATGCTGATGAAAATCGAATGGGCGATGATGAATCACAACTTCGCTTTTTTCAGCAACGGGTCTCTATCCGGTATCCTGGAACGGGTGGGGGCCCAGGCGGTAGGCTTGATTCAAAAAACGTTGACGGACTTATCGCAGCGCTTACCAGCGAAGCCGGACGGGGCGGGGCAACCC